GCCGACGCTCTGGGGACGTATCGACAAAATAATGGCTGCCATAAAATCCGCTAAATCTAACGAGTAACAGACCGCGTACTTGTAGAAATCCACTAGAGGAATACACACCATGAAGACAGACGAAGCAAAAGCCGCAGATGCCTACCAGGCGCTTCACAACGCGTATAACGAACACGACCTAACCGCGAAGCACTGGCAGCGACAGATGGTTGAGCTACAAAACTCACATGAACCACATTGGAAAATACAAGAAGCCGAAGACGCCTTTCATTTAAGCAACTGTATAGCCGCAGTGCTGCGAGACATACTCTTCGCCGGCGAGGAACTACCGCCGATGGATGACTACTTCTAGCGAGTACCACCTGAGCAATCACGACCAGCCGACGACCGGAGATGGTTCTGATAAATCTATTAGCGGATTGCTATGGAGCACTGTCTCATGTCTTCCCCCCCGAATTGGGCGTACGAAAAAAATTTGCGAGATATACGCTCACGGGTACCGGACATACATAGGACAGCCGACTAGCCTGTACCCTACTGAATACATTAACTATTGGAGATAAGCCGGCGATGGCAGAGACAATCAACGACACGCTTGAGTACCTATACATTCCTACCTGGCCAGACAAGGTAGCTGAAGCACTAGAGCAAGGCATTGCACATGATAGTGATGTACCTATCATGCTTGTGAATCGTGATATCTATGCCATAGGTTTCATCAACATGACAGGTGGTGTACGCCTAAATGGTGTTACAGAGTTTGAATTCGAAGGCAAAAGCATCACAGCACCTGCATTCGACAAGTTCAATACAGGTGTAGCAATCAAGGTACGCATCGCTGACCTAGATAGTTCGCTGCTTAACATGTCTAGCGAAGACTTCTCTTCATCGTTCTACCCAGGCGACATCAAGTGCTTCACCTATGCAGGCTCTATACCTTTGTCAGCAATCGTTGGACACATCGAGCATAAGCTCAGCTCTGCTGATATCCCAATGAAACCTTAGGTCGTAGGCCGGCGATGGTGAGGGCGCTGCTCAAACTGCATCACGGGTGAGCTTACGGGTGACTCTAATCCTCAGTGTCGAAGTCGTCTAAGCGAGAGATGATAGCCATCTTCTCTTCTTCTGTCATGTTCCTAGAAGCTTCGCTTGCACTGTATAACCACTGCCCATCTTCTCGCATGTTGATGTCTAGCAGTCCAGCCTTGACCATCAGGTACAGGTCCTTCTGTAAGTCGTCTTTGTCGTAGTCGCTCATGACTTAGAGCATACGGGTGAGCTACCGGGTAAGTCAACTCTTGGCATCACTGCTTCTCCATAGCTTTGCGTTTCTCGTATACACAACCATGTAGGCAACAGAGCCAACTATGAAGCCATACGTCTTGGTCTGTATAGCAAACACAATCCACAGGCACTCCATCACAATCAGCCAGAGGAAAGCTTCCCACCTCTTCTTGCCAACGAAGTACATTCCAGTAATACCCATGAATGCCAACAGCCAAGACCACTGAAGCTCTGACATACCTACTGCCTACCTGTCAAGCAACAAGGTACTAGAAGCATCTAATCGAGAACCCCTCGTCTAGCAGTCCATCGCTTAGTGCCTCATGATACGCGGCATCATCCTCAGGAATCACATCAGGCTCAACGCTGTCTATCGCACGTAGCATCATCGCAGGTATCACACCATCGTTGCGTCTTAGTATCGACTCGCCAGGATAGTACATCTCTTCGTCATACTCCACCTTACGTGGCCATGTCAGCCTGTAAGGACGTGTCACTATCGCTGTCTCGTTCTCGTTGACATGAGTGAAGGTAAGACACGAACGAACCTCATCCATGGTCGTGAACGCATCGCTCAACTCAAGCCCACGGGTGGCTTCCGGGTTAGTGCTGCAATACCCTTCAGCTACGAGAGTGAACTCATCGGCACCCCACCCTTTGCGCAATATGCACACAGCATTAGTCAGCTTCTTGAAGCGTTCGTACCTGTCCGTCCACATGTGCTCAGGCTCCATTTGAATAATAGCTACCAAGCAATCGTCTCTCCATGCATAGAGACCGAAGGTCAAGTCCTCACCAATGCCGGCGTCCTTGACAACCATCTCTTTGGCTATAGATGCAGACTCTAAGACGAATGCCACCTTATCGATTGTGTCTTCTATTCTCAGAACGTCTTCCATTACGAAAGGCTACTTTAGACACATGCACTACGGGTGCAATACGGGTGATATTGTCTCGTTTATGGCAGCAAAAAAGAAACCAGTACAGAAAAAAGCAGTAGCTAAGAAGGCACCAGCCAAGAAGGCAGCAGGCAAAACAGCAGCAGCTAAGAAGGCAACTACGCCAGCACAAGCTAAGAAGAAGCCAGGTCGTCCAGCTAAGGCAAAGCAGATTGAGTCTGTAGAAGCAGAAGTCAATGATGTTGTTGACAGTGTTGAAGAAGCTGTGACAGAAGCACGCGAACTAATCACAAGTGTTTCGGGTATCGCTCCTCAGGCAGCGTTTAGCTATGTTGCTGAACTAATCACAGCAAATGACATCAAGTCAAAGACGCTTCGTAAGCGCGTCCTTGCTTGGTTCAAGCGTCCTTAGACTCGTTTGCCTTTGAACGCCGTGTTGCGTTCCTATTGCCAATGCGACGTACAGCATCGGCACCCGACACAGTAATGATGTATTCGCCATTCCCTGCTTCGGCCATGTAGCCGAGTCCTACCATCTTGTTCATTCCATGAAGCCAGAGGTCCTTGCGGATTTGCTTGATACGGAATGCCATGTGTTGCTCATAGCTGAATGCACACTTCTTAAAGAGTGCGAAGTACAGAATCTTCTGTGCCGATGAACCCGCTTGAACTACGCTATTTGGGATTCCGTAGTCCGGAAAGCGGATTGCGTGTGGTACTGGTTTGCGAGGCATTATTTCTCCCTTTGCTTGACTACGGGTCATCATAGGGGCATAATTAGAAATCGGCAAGTAGCTCAGCTGGATAGAGCAACGGACTTCTAATCCGAAGGCCGCAGGTTCGAATCCTGCCTTGCCGGCGAAACCCTACCGGAGGGGATAAACCATGAATCCACTAAAGAACTTTGTATACGCGGCAATACTGTGGTGGACGGTTGCTGTAATCGTGATTATTACGCTTCGTTAATACGGGTTGCTAACTCAATTGGCAGAGTAACGGACTTTTAATCCGCAGGTTCTGGGTTCGAGTCCCAGGCAACCCACTTATTGCTCTAATATTGTCCCATGAGTGACACGCCGGAAATGCTATTTGGGGATATCCCTTTCTTCCGAGCAAATCGTGAACCATGCATTGTGTGCGGACACTTAGGTGGCGATTGTACGACGCCCACTGCTGAGCCAGAACACATAATTGGCGTCTCCACATCCCTTGGCTCTTTGTCCAAAGACCACAAGATACTTGTGGAAAAAGACATAGTTGAAGAAAAGCAGATAACTCCATTTACAAAAGCGAAAATTCTTGTTGCTCGTGCGGGTTCATATGTGACAGTCGAAAAGGCAAAAGAGTTAGGGATTATTTAGGCTTTACTCTTCGGGTACATCGGTGTACAATCGTTGTCCACTCAATAAAACAAGAGGTTTATATGTCAATCCTGTCCGACGAATTCATTGCTAAATACAAGACGCAAACACCTCCATGGGGCTTTGGTGGCCTTGGAGAAATCGTTTTTCTTCGCACCTACAGTCGCAAGATTGAAGGCGCTGAGCGCAATGAGTCATTCATTGAAACGATTCGCCGCGTAATTGATGGCGCAGTGAATGTGGGCGTTCCTTACACGCAAGAAGAAGCAGAAACACTGTTTGACCACATGTTCAATCTTCGTTGCCTCTTCTCTGGTCGTGCGCTCTGGCAGCTCGGCACACCACTGGTAAAGCAGTTCAACGGAACCTCTCTTAACAACTGCTACTTCACCAACATCGAAAAGATTGAAGACTTCGAGCTTCTCTTTGATTACCTCATGCTTGGTGGAGGCGTTGGCTTCTCTGTGGAGCGTTCGAAGATTCACGAACTTCCAAAAGTGAAGACGGGTGTGTCTATCACTCACGAACGTAGCAACGATGCAGACATCATTGTTCCGGACTCTCGTCAGGGATGGCGTCGTCTTCTTCACAGCGTGTTGAAGTCGTACTTTGAAACTGGCAAGTCGTTCTCTTACTCCACAATTTTGATTCGCGAATTTGGAGCACCACTCAAAACGTTTGGTGGAACAGCAAGCGGACCTGGCGCGCTCATCGAAGGCATTGCAGACATCTGCAAAGTAATGGACAACCGAATTGGCAAGAAGCTTCGTTCTATCGACGTTCTTGACATCTGCAACATCATCGGCAAGATTGTCGTATCGGGTTCTTCTCGTCGCTCTGCACAGATTGCGATTGGCGACCCAGACGACGTCCTGTTCTTGCGTGCAAAGAACTGGGGTAGCGGAAACATCCCTGCTTACCGTGCAAACTCAAACAACAGCATCTATGCCGATTACTACGACGAGATTCAAGCAGAGCTTTGGAAGGGCTATGACGGAACGGGTGAGCCATACGGGCTCGTTAACCGCCGCCTTGCTCGTAAGTTCGGTCGCCTTGGTGAAGTTCGTACAGACAACTCAATCGAAGGCTTTAACCCATGTGCAGAGATTGGACTTGCTGATGGTGAGTCGTGCAACCTTGCAACACTGTTCCTTCCAAACATTGAGTCGCTAGAGCAGTTCAAGGAAATCAGCGAGCTTCTTTACAAGACGCAGAAGAACATCACACGCATGGATTACCCATACGAGAAGACGTCTGCAATCGTTCGCAAGAACGCTCGACTTGGACAGTCAATTACCGGAATCCTTCAGGCTTCTGCAGAACAGCTTTCATGGCTTGACCCTGCGTACACGCACCTTCGTGACTACGACGTTGCTTACTCAAAGGCCAACAACCTTCCAGTGTCTGTTCGTCTCACGACTGTTCAGCCTTCGGGTACCTTGTCACTTCTTCCTGGCGTTACGCCTGGCGTACACCCAGCGTTTGCTCGCTACTACATTCGCCGCGTTCGCTTCGGTGCAGCAGACCCACTTGTTGATGCATGTCGCAAGCGTGGGTACAAGGTTGTTTGGGACATCGGAATCGATGGACGTGAAGACCACAGTCGCTACGTAGTCGAGTTCCCATGCCAGTCTCCAGAGGGTTCTGTTCTCGCTGCCGAGATGACAGCCCTTGAGCAACTTGAATGGGTAAAGAAGATGCAGACAGAGTGGGCTGACAACGCAGTATCGGTCACCGTCTACTACCGCAAGGAAGAGCTTCCATCTATCAAGGCATGGCTTGCAGACAACTATGACACGGGTGTTAAGTCGGTGTCGTTCTTGCTTCACGCAGACCACAACTTCCCTCTTCCTCCGTACGAGGAGATTGACCAGGCCTCCTACGAGAAGCTTCTCGGCAAGATTGACTTCTCTGTGGCTATTGCTCCAGATGCATTCGACGAAGAGCTTGATTTGGACAACTGCTCAACCGGAGCTTGCCCTGTAAAATAGGCAAAACACAAAAGCCCGGAGGTATCCACCAAATACCTCCGGGCTTTTGCTATTTTCTCTTACATGCGTACAACAGCAGACATAGCAGCAATAATCACAATCATCGCCTTGGGGCTAATGGTTAGGCGCAAAGACGCCCTTCTCAACGCACAACGACGTGCGAATGCAGCGTTGATGAACTCTAATCAGCGCTTGTTTAACAAGCTTGACGACAAGATTTCAGGGTATTAACGAATTCGCTTATTACAGGCGGTGCACTTTTCCGACCACGGATAAACCTTGCGCATGTGCGGCGGGTGAGGACAGTCAAGTTCACGAGAACTAGCGTCGTTACAAACACGACGGACGAATTCAGCTAGCGAAACGCCCTGCTTTTCGGCAGCCACTTTCCATCTTTCCTGGTCAAACTCCGTTGCTCGGATGATTACCTGCTTCATTGCTGGTTCACCGGGAGTAGAGCCTGTTCCGGGCTTGCGGGTTGGCTCAAGCGTTTCAGCAAGCTTGTCCATCGCAGCCTCTATGTTGTCGATGTTCTCGTCATTGCTCATTGTTTTCCTCCGGGTCAACAACATCGGCATCGATTATGTCTTGCTGTTTCTCTCCACCAGAGAGTATTGCATTTACGGTCTCTCTAGGCAGAACTCCTGAACGGCCCATAATCTCAAGAAGCTGACGGGCTTCATTCTCGGGCGAGAAGTTAGACAGGGCAACTGTGTCTTTCTCTGCTCCAGAGAGGCTTGCTCGTACCGGTATCTGCTGGGCATTTATATCCATGTGGACATTTATGCTGTTCTGCTCCATGCCAAGAAGCTTTGAACGCCTATCCATGATTGACAGAACCTGCTGAATTGCCTTCATGTCGGGCTCTACGTTCATCTCTGTGCCATCCTCTGTCGTAACGCGCCTGTGCTGCGTCATTGGCCAGATGGACTGCTGCAGGGCGTCTAGACGCTCTAGCTCAAGCCTGAGTACCTCTGGATAGGCAAGGAGAGCCTCTCTGTTCATCTTCTCGAGCTGACGTCTTATAGAGGCGTTGACCGAAGATGAGCTCATGTTGAAACGTCTGGCAATCTCTGTAATTGCCACTCCAGCCTGTCTCATCTTGAAGATTCGTAGGTCTCTTTCTGCCAGGAACTCCCTGGACAGAGCATTGTTGTTTGCCATAACTAATCGACTTTCATGAATTCGAGGACCTCAAATGGGAAAAGAGTTCCTCGTTTCATTTTAGTAGGCCATTCACGTACGTCACGAGCACCTCGGAAATGGCGCACTTCGTACACGAATCCCTCTGTTGCGGTCGGGTCGGGTTGTAGCGCGAGGCCAAACTCAGGCCAGCGAGACCAAACAGACGAACCGAACGGGCGAAGGTCTCGGGAACCCATGGAGCCGAGAGGGGCGTGATGCTCAAGCCATAGCGCACATCCATAAACGTCACGAATCTGGTCAAGGTAGCGAGCCACCTCGATAGCCAAAGCTTCTGATGTACGGGTGCCTGAGTCGATATAGGACTTGTAGAGAGGACCGAGGCAAATTAGCTCAGGCTTAACTCGCTCAATGTGGGCTTCAAGCATCGCCCTATCTTCCTTACTGCACAGGTCAAGACCATCTGGCTTAATCAACAAGTGAGCATCAACGTCGTCTGTGAACCCGCGTCCAATAGCTGCAGACATAATCTTGCTAGACGTACGCTTGATGATGCGTTCCGGGTTCTCAAGGTCGACAGTAAGTGTTCGTACACGCGGCATGCGCTGATAAGTGAACGGGTGAATACCGGCAGCACAGCAGATTGCAATCTGGCGAGCCAACATTGTCTTACCAACACCTTCAGCCGCGACGACGATAACTCGTTCCTGCTTCTCGATTACGCCAGGGATAACCCACTGGTAGCTCTCGTCAATCTCTTCCTGAATGAACTCAGACCACTTGACAAGACGACCATCATCTGCACGCTTGGTTTCTGTTGGGGCACTCCCAAGAATCACAGCAAGGCGCGCAAACACCTGCGAGTCGTCAAGGTCATTGTTCTTGAAGACATCAAGCATCTTGTCGCGAACTGTTTTTACGAAATCGCTCGCAAGGTCAGGCTCTACGACTTCTCCGTTCTCACCAAGTTCGGAAAGCTCATCAAACTCTTTGCCGGCACCAATGTGGTCAGAGATATCCTTGAAGTCTTTGCTAACCCAAGTGTTCACAGTGCATCCTGCTGCACGAAGCTTTGTCGCAACATCGATAGCGTGCTCAATACCGGGCTTGTCGTTGTCTGCAATAATCTCAATGTACGCGCCAATAAGAGGACGGGTGTGCTCTGCTTCCCATGACCCTGCACCGAGCGTTGTTGTCGTAGCAGTGATGCCCATACTGATTAAAGTGTCAGCGTCTTTCTCGCCTTCAACAATCCATACGGGCTCGCCTTCTTTGACTGCTTTAACCACTGCCGGAAGGTTGTACAAAACCTTGCGCACTCCATCAAGGTCGTACAGATACTTGGTTGGGTTTGACGGGTCAGGACGGCGTTGGCGGAATGTCTTCTTGCCATCTTCCGTAACGTAGCGAAGCTTTTCAAAAAGCAGGAGGCCATCCTCGTCGCAGTACGGATAGGCCTTTACGAGCTTGTTGCGCTTTGCACTGGATGCTACTGCTACCTGCTTCTCGGGTGGATACAAGTCTTTGACCTTAATCTTCATTGCTTCGCAGATTTGAGTCACGTTGCATGGCGAACCGTAGTGACAGGACATCAGCACACGTCCATCGTCACCTTCTTTAACAGACAGCGATGGGTTGTCATCGTCAACACGACACGGGCAGCTTGCGTGCCAGTTTGAACCAGCCTTCTTTACGTTGCGAAGCTTACTTAGCACGTTCTCTACAGGTGTTTGTGTCATGGACGTATCCTCATTAAAGATGGGTCTTGGTAGCCGGGAGTTTCTAGCATAATTCCGCGCTCATTGCGAATTACTTTTCGCTGGCGCTCAGTGAGTCCTCCCCAGATGCCATGCAGTTCCCATTTAAGCGCATACTCTGCGCATTCTTGCTTGACGGAACACTCTGCACAGATGTTTAGAGCCATTCTGGCGTTCTTGGTTATGCCGACAGTGCGAGTATCAGGGAAGAACCACGAAACAGGTTTCCCAAAGCAAGCTCCGTTGCGTGGAGGACTGTCTATTTGCATGATGCTCCTTGCCGCGATTGAGCGACACTAAAGCACTAGAAGCGCCGTGTCAACACCCGCCATGCGTGTTTCATTCGAATGCTGAATGGTACAGGCTTTTCCGCAACAGATGCAACGATATATCTATTCCAGACGCTCGACAGAGTGTAGATTTCTCTCACCATCATGTCCCAGTATTGTGAGTTGCGAGCTTTTAGCCATGCTGCTTCGTCAAAGATTCCGTAATCTTCCCACAGGGCTTGCTCAAGGTCTCCTTTGGTCGAGACAATCTCGAGGCTCCACCCGGTCTGCGCCTCTATGGCACACATCAATGTGTACATGCCGGAGTCGCCATAGGCCTCTTTAACGAACTGGGCTATGTCATTTAGAGAGTTAAATATGCCATCGTCGTCGTTGGAAGCGTCCAACATAGATGGCTTAAAACTAAGCAATTGCTCCATAAACGACTCACCATTAAAGCCGTCTTCCATAAAGTCATCTTCGCCATCAAAGCCTTCATTACTCATTAACTCAATGATAACACCAGGTTGTAGGCCTGCAATTTCATGCGGGTTGCATGAGAAGTGTCATCCATACTTGCAGCAGCTCTTTCTGCCGGTGTTGACTCACGATAGTGGTCTAAATACTCACCGATAGCGTTGCAAAGCGACCAGCCATTGTGCCCGTACTTTGCCGCGTTCTTCTCGTTTAAGTAAAGTGTTCTAATTGTTTCTTGAATACTTTCACGTCTGCGGCGCTGTCTGTCGGACTCTGAAGACTTGATTGGGAAGAGACCATTAAGGACCTTGTCTACGTTTCCATTTGCAGGGTTCGTGTTAATACGTAGCATCCGCTCGGCTTCCTTCGTAAAGGCCTCTGACCACGCGGTAGAGAGGTTGAGAACCGTTCGTGCGTCATCCATCGCTAGGTCGACATTGCGTGTGTGTCGTGCGGTAAATACCCGCTGTGCTCTCTGGAGGCCGAGAACAACAGTATTGCTACATACGGCTCTAATGTCAGTGTTTGCGTACCTAATCGGCCACACACCGTCATGTCCGGTCGACACCACTAGGTAGCGTCCAATCTTGTCATTTACTCCTGCCGGGTCAATGATGATGGCTCCAAGGTCAATCGTTGCGAAGAACCTGGCCCCTCCGCGCAGTGCTCCACAGGTATCAATCACGGCATCGCCATTAGATGCACCTACCACGGCAAGAGCCCTCTCAAGAACCTCTTTGTTTTGCCTCACCTCGTACCTGGTTCCTACGGTTGCTAGGGAGTTAAAGGAACCGTCTGTATCCATTCTCAGGGTGGCTCTAGAGTCAGAAATCATCACGGGCTGCCCATCTATGTTCCGAATCAGGTTCCCGTTGTCGTCCACCGCGGCAACCTTCGTCAAAATGACGTCGTAATCCGTATAGGAGGCCTCTAGCATCGCATCTACTGTCTGAAGCTCTCTTACGGACGTCCCAAGCCTGTGCCAGGGCACGACATGTCCTGCGTACGCCATTCTTGCTTTTCCGTCTTTTGTGAAGTCAAGGTCGTGTGCCATGTTGCTTTCCGTCCGTCTCTGCTCAATTTATCCAAATTGTATGCGACCGACTTGCATTCTTGTTGCACCTCCCCTATATTTACACCCATGTTCAACCACGACAACTCAGAAAAAAAGAGCTTTAGCCAAATTTGTCAAGATGGCCAAGCAGAACCAGAATTAATTAAGGCGCAGATGAAGGAATTCATCGACATCATGACAAACGAAGACGGGTGGGAAAAGTACGACGACACCGCCACAGAGGCAAAGATGCGATACATCCTTGAATGCATGGAGAACGACGGTTTCTTTACCTTTGAAATGCTTGAGTTCATGCAGCGCACAATCCTGGAAGACATGATGAACAGCGAGGGGAGCCCGCTCAATATCCCAGGGCTGCAGGAACACTCCATTCAGGTCCGCGCTCTTGCTGGAATCGCAATGAACTTGACCAACACCGCAGAAGAGCGTAAAGCCGAGCTCTGCCACGAAAACAGCGGCCCATATGACTTTGAGCCACTGATTGTTTACATGACATCTTCAGAGGATGGAGACGACTACCAAACCAATGCAGTCGTAATTGAAGGCGAAGAGGGTCAGGACCCAATGGTTGCGGTTCGCGAAACTCTCGTGAAGTGCTACGCCAAGTGGGGTGAACCACTGGTCGTTTCTCTTGTCTCCGACACGTACATGCGTGAGATTGGTGCATACAGCGAAACATCACGCGAAGCAACAACGAGCTTGGGTGACGATTTCCTTACTCGGCCAGACAGCGATGTGTGCCAAGCCCTTGCTAGCATCACTTACGGTTTTGATGAGCCATTCGTGACAGCAACAGCGAGCTACGCGTACAACGACAAAGGCATGCCTGAGTTTTTTGACCACGCATTTGAGGTCGTTGACCTTGAAGAAATGTCAAAAGACAAGTCGGACCGAGGCGTAATCGCTCTTGAAATTCGTAACTTCTTTCACGACATCCAAATCTCTGCGATGTAATCAAAGCCACGTTGTGTTTTTCTGAAAACTTTGTATCATAAAAGTTATGAAAAATACATCGTCATGCAGCCTTTGCAAAGAGCCTTCCGGAATAGTGTTTGATTCGCCATATCTTGATGGCGGCTGGAGCTTTAACTGGGTCTCTCTTGGCCACTACAGCGGGTTCACTGACTCAATAATCGATGCCACCGGCAAAAGCGAAGAGGAATTCATGGTTCATATGTGCCATGACTGCTGCGTAA